CCGTTTGTTTTAAATTCTACTGCCATAATTAAACTTTATTTTCCATTTTTTGTGCAGGAATCCAATTTCTTCTACTTAATAAAATTTCAGTAGTGAACGATGTAGATTCGTTTAGCGGGTTGTATCGGTACACGATATCTTTAACATAATACGTATCAGTTAAATTTGTATCAAGTACTAAGTCAGTTGATCTAGCTTTATCTGCAATCTCTGGCTTTTGCGAATTAGTTTGAGTTTTATCGTCATTTAAACTATCGTCATACGCTTTTTTTGCACGACTTGAGTAAATGTTAACCTTTATTCTACTTCCTCTTAGTATATTTTGATTGAATCCTGGAAGTTTTACCTTCAATACATTCTTTTCAGCTTCAATTTTATTATGTGTGTTTAATAATTTTGAGAATTTATAATTAGTGTGAGAGTTAAGGTAATCTGTCCCAGCCCATTTAACAATATCATTTTCCAAATAATCAGTTAATTCAGGGGCCTGATACACGCTTAATCCATCAGGTGAAGGCTCAGATAAAGGCTCAGAATACCAGTCTTTTACTGGAGATTCTTCTCCGTGGCGGTATAGAACAACCCTCTTTCGAAATCCTTCAGTTTTTAGGATATCACCATTGTCACCTATCATTGAGTACTCAAGAATCTTTAGATCTGACATAGTTGTTCCAACTTCAGCGTTTGATAGAACTAATGAAATAGTCGATTCAGTCGAATCTAACTTTCCACCTTTTTCTGCACGGCTTACGTCTAAGTAATCAGTCGCGTACGATGGATAACTTTGAGGTATTTCAGCGTCATCTTTAAATTGTTTAAATTGCTTCTCTACGTTAATAAAATTTAAGACATAATACCTGTCAATAAAGCAGTCAAAAAACGTCTTTTCGTTCTTGTATGAATGATCTGTTACCTGTTTAATAAACGATTTATAATTTAGATTAGGATTAATCCAAGTCATTGCATCATTAGTTGAATCTTCATTACTGGCAAAACCAAGGCCAAGTTCCTCTGCTATCTTTTTTAAAGCTTGAGCAGACGTCATATTTGAATAGGACTTTATAAAATTCCCATTTAACTTAGGGACATATAACTCTCCAAAGAATTCATATCTAACTGAAAAACCTCCGACTGGAATTGACTGAACTCCAGTAATCAGGAAAGTTTGAGAAAATGATTTAAGCTTAGGATGGCCAGTTGCAACGTACGCTGTTAATAGGGGCTTGGTTTTTGGGTACCCTACTGAGGTTAGCGAGCCAGTCGAATCTAACACACTGACATGAATGGTTGGAATTAATGAGTTTGTAAAAACCGTCATTCCTAAAATACTATCAGCTGGCATTCTAGAATTCCCAATCATTATTAATGGAGATTTTCTACCCAAATTCTGAGCAAAACCTGAAGCGTCCGGATTACGAATCTGTCTAGTAGAGTCTGGTGTTTCTAGGTCCAGTACATCAATACTTGGCGGAGTTATCTTTGGCTCAAGCGATAATAGTATTTGGTCGGACAATGCCATTATGAAAATATCTTATTTTTTACTAACGCTGCCTGTAGCTTGGTTCTAGAAATTGGATCAGGACAATCTTCTTTCTTAACTGACGTTACGTCGGTTCCAAATACAATTTTACCATTAACAACCTTCACTGAATTATCTTTAGCGATATTAGGCGGAGCCACCGTTGCTGCTGAATTAGCCTGTAGATAGTCAAGGCGATTCTTATCCTGTTTAGTTTTAGGAGAAATAAACGCAGTCTTTTTCTTCTTTCTAGTAGAAGTCTGCCAATTCTCATTATTTCCATTAATATCAACCGGTTTGACCAACATCCCAGATAGAGCAGAGCCGTCTGGTACTTTTATTAAGTCATTAACGTCTAGCGAAAATGGATTAGAGATTCCGTTGTATTTAAAAAGAACACATACGAAACTGGCAGTCTGATAAAATATTTTGGAAATCAAATCCCCTCGCATCTGAATTCCTTCTTCGACTGCATACGTTCTTCCTTGGTTAACTAGAACTCCTCTAAACGAAACACTTCGCCGAGTTAAGTCGTTAACTACATCGCCGTTTGTTTTTGTAAAGTCGCCTTTTTGTTGTAAAACTTTTAAATCTAGCATACTTAATCTTATTAATTTTGTCCGTATTCTCTTTGGTAATAGTATAGAAGTAAACTATCATCAAGGCCTCCACTCTTATCTGCATCATTGAATTTAGCCTCATTTTGCTCAAATCCATATCCTCCGAGAAATCTATTTCTAAAGTTATGATAGCGACCTTTTGATCCCGCGCTTAGACTATTGTAATACTCAGTTAATTTTTCAGTAGACGCATCTCCACTTGTTCCAGCAATAGCATTCCATGTAGTATTATTCTGTTCGCCAAAGGTGTCTTCTAAAGTTGACGATTTTAGCATACCTGCCGTTAACTTAGTCTCACCAGCGTTAAGCATTCTCTCAATTGCCGTTTTATCTCTCGGCTTTCCTTGTTTTAAAGTAACCGTAAATGTTACGCCAGTAGGAAAATCGTCAGGGCCAATTTCTTGATCCCACTCCATTGCAGTATTCGTACAAATTAAATCCCCCATTACGAAAATAGGGTTCATTGGATTTCCAACGACTAGATGCCACTCTCCAACCGGTCGGTCCGATAGTGCTGCCTTAATTGAAATTAGGTCAGGCACTGCTGATCCAAGCTTAGTCATCAGCGCAGACTGTATTCCATCACTTAATAATTTAGCCGGGTCATTCATAAATTTACTACCGGCTAGGTCAACTGCTGACAACATACTGCTTACGATCTTAGAAAATTCTTCTGAATTATTGCCTGAATAAGTCGACCCCCAGCTAGTCAGCATCTTTCCCAACGCCTCAGTCATTGTAGGGCTAAACTTTAAACCTACTTTAGGGTAATATCTAGCAAGCTGCCCTAAAAATTGTGCATCATTGTAAGTTAAATTCATAAAATTAGAAATTAGGTCTAGTGCTGCTATTTTTGGACTTAATCCATTAAAAGACCTAAATGAATATGCGAATTTAATCGTCATTCCAGTTTGACTATTAGTTTCTTGCATACCGCGTTTTCTTCTAGAAGTCTTATCAATTACGTTAACTGGCCCGTATATTCTATTCCAATATGGACCAGTTGTATATAAGTTCTTTTGATACTGTTGCATTTTTGCATCGTATCCACTAAGCTCCTGGATGTTTTGATCCGACCCACTAAATGTTGCGTATGCTGCCTCAAGTGTAGTTTTTAATGCAGCTCCTCCAGGAAGACCCTGTATAGTTGATAATAATTCACTAAACGTAACCTCATTACCTGTGATTTCTTGTTCAGAAACAGTCAATGATTCCCATGGAATGTCCCAAGCAAATATTCCTAATTTATTTAAGTCGTTAAGAGTGTCTGACCCAAACCAAGTAACTGCCTGTGCAATAGGTATTGCATTTTTACGCTGATCCGCTTGACCGAGTCTCAAGCTATCTGCAATTGGGAATGGGTATCTACGTAGGGTTACTAATCTATTATTCGGAACCTTTCCATAGTCTTTACAATACATAAAATCAGTTAATGCATAAGGCTGGAAACCAACTGAGGTCCCCGCCGATATGTTTGCTCCCCACTGCTTTAATTTAGTAGCAGACGGATTCGATAAAATTCCTTCTTGATTAGTCTTAAAATTTCTAGCCTTCTGCCTAAGAGGGCCAGCCACTTTTTCCCATTGTGCAAGCTTTGCAAGTAGAGCTTTAGTCCTTTCTGCCGGGTCAGTTATTCCACTGGCATTAATTCCAATAATCGCCAATTGTATGTCACTTGCTGCTTTATCTTCTGCTTCGTATTGGCTTGAATCTTTTAAATTACTTGAAAATCCAATAAAGTGACCTTCTGCTCGATATTTACTTCCTGCATTTAAAGGAGAGTACTGAAAAACTGTAAATTTATTAAATATCGAACTTACATTATGTTGGATTATTCCGTTATTCTCAGTTCCGATTAGAGATCCAAGTTCTCCAAAATCGCCTTTTAGAGTTCCAGTACCTCCAACTTTAGCTAAGGCCTCCATGTAATTAACTCCAGCGAATGCCGTATCGGTTACTAGATTAGTATGCGTTGTTATTTCGTCTGCCATTTCTTTTGATTTGTTTCGTTATAGTTATTTATCGACCTAAATAAAAAAAGGAAGATCGACAGACCTTCCTTTCCAGTATTTCAGAGTAACTGATTAGCTTCCGATCTGCACCGTGTATGTAAATTTACTTACGTCAAATCCACCGTGCATGTCTATTTCAATACCATGTGGATAAAAAGGCAAGCCTTCTATCTTAGCTTCAACTCTTCCTGAGAAATCTCCGCCGTCTTCTAATTCAATCTCGTGCCAAATTTCTTCATCGGTAGCCTCGTCCCAAATTGAATATTCTATCATAAGATAGAAGCCCTTAAGTTCAAAATCAATATCCTCAATTCCATGTCGTGAGTGAACTGCATCGATTTTATACAGTATCTTGCATGTTCCGTGAGAATGGTCGTTTATTTCCGCCATTGAGTCAAAACCTAAATCTTTCAGCTGGTCCTTATCTTCAGGAGAAATACCAGCAGCCTTGTTTTCAATCTGTCTAGGAAAATTAGTTAAGTCAACGTCATATCTTTCCACTTCCATGGTCAATACATCATCTGCCCATGGATTTTTGTATTCTTCGTATAGAGCTACGTGTTTCTGCATTATTTAGCGAATTTTAATTTTTTCTTCTCTGAAACTGCTTCGGATTTAGCAATTACTGCTAATCTATATTCCAGCTCCTTAAACGAAGACACTCGACGTTCATTAACTAATTTACTCTTAGCTAAATTACGTTTTTTAGACTCATCAACCTTCTTAACAAGGTCGATATTATCTTGGTAAAGTCCTGGGACTACCACAATTTCTTCTCCGTTAAACTCAATTGGTCTAACTAATTCTACTTCAAAACGATCCACATCTGGTTCGTAACTGTTTTGATAAATCTCGGTGATTACTGCTTCAAGGCCATCTACTAATTCCAACAGACCGTTTTGCATCTCCTCAACGTCCGTCTTGATTACCACCTTGTCTCCGACTGAAAATTTCATACTTTCTCTTTTTTAATTTTTAGGGTTAAGTCTTCGGTTCCTTTAATAAGGCGGTGCCAGTCATGTTTAGGAATCGTTACTATATTATTTAACGACGTCGGCAGTGCATTATCCATTTGAATCATCCAGTCCGTGTCATTTTCTGAAATTAAATGTCGAGTTTCGTCGTCTCTATGCCATTTTAACTCAATTGGATCTATGTCTTGTGAGAAGGTTCTAACAAGTTCAGTACCAACCTCATTAATATCAACATAAGGCTTTATCATTTCTTTCTTACCTTTTGAGCTAAGTCCTTATCCGCCTTTCCCCAAGTTCCACTTGATTTTGTAACAAAAGAGTTTACTCTAGCATGGGCCCATGCTTCTTGACTTTGACCTGGTCGGTGACCTGTCTTCCAAGCAGCCATTCCTCTATTAAATACTTGCTTAAGAATACCAAATGGCATCTTATATTTTTCAGCTTTCTTCTTTAGTGATTTGTCTGCTGGGCTAGACTCATTAATTTCTACCCATTCGGAAAATTTATAGACGAGAGTCTCATCCATTTCACGATTCACCTTTTTGGTAAATGAGCTTTTAACTTTAGAGCCTTTAAATTTTCCTGATTTATCTAGGTCTCCGGGCATTGGTTTATATGCATTATCGTCCGAATCGCTCATTTTTGATTGACGATTCATTTGATTCAGCTTTTTATTCTTTTGATCCTTAGCCAGTCCTTTAAAATACGGACCTGATTTTCCAGTTACCTTGCCTTCGTTCATTTGTACCTATTTTATTTTACCAAAATCCTGGGTAAGTTTTACCTCCCCATAAGTTAGCATATCGATTTATTCTACATGCCCAATAACCGGCAGTAAGTCTATCATTTTTTAGATGACATTGGTGCCTAGCCGCGAAACTTTTTCTAGCTTTCGGATCACTAACCTTTGCAGTTAGTCCACCGTGAACGTCTCCAAATGAAATCTTCTTTACCCTTTTTGTTTTTGGATTCATTACGTAAACGTGGTATTTCTTGGCTCCACCTCGAGCAGGTTTTCCAAGTTCAACCGATCTTCCTTGATACTCTGCCTCAAATAGAAAATCTAATGGAACTAGTTCTCCACCGTATTCTCCAAATAAACCTAAATCCGTTTCTTCAAACAGAATCTGATCTATTCCAGACAGTGCTAATTCGCCTGACTCAAATCGACTTCGGGCTTCAGCTAATAGGCTAAAGTGAGCATCACTGGCTGGTCTATAAATAGACTCGCATACTGATAAATTATTTGTGATATGGTATTCTAAACCTTCAGACATTGGATCAAGATCCGGATTAGGAATCATTCTCCATCGTTTCTCTAGATTTGCTCCTTGACCTCTAGCTAATTTAACTTCTATTGAATTTGCTTTTACTACCTCTAATGCATTAATATAATCCCCTGAATCCAATAGATCCTGAACCATTTCTGCATCGTCTGCTGCAAGTTTTGCCATGTAAACTACTGGGTGTCTTTGTTGATTGAAGTGGCATCTCATACTCATCATACTTAGTGTATGATTGAACGATTTAGCTTGACCTCCAGTAAATCCCATGTCTTCAAGCTCTCCTAGTTCTTCTACGTTTGGAGCAGGCATAAAAGATTCAAGACCCTTGCAATCAGCGATCCCATAGTACCATTCACCATCTACTTCTTCAACTGATTCATTGAATGCTTTAAATGGTTTAATATGGTTTTGCATTTGCATAATTTAATATTATTTAAGCCTCTTCGCAAAGGTGTTCTTCGTTAACTGAATACCCAACTCCGCAGTTTTCGCAAACCATAGAGTTTTCTTCCGACTCGTCGTTCTCGCGAATAGAGTCTTCTGCCATTTCATTGATTAAGAAATTTGCAACTTCTTCGATATCGTCCTTTGATGTAGCTATATGATCTGCTGCCCAATCGTGTCCATTCGTTAGAACCGCATCCACTTTTGATGGATCCATTTCCAATAAAATATCAACAAGTCTCTTAATTGTCTCTAGATTTCCAAAGAACATATAATTCTCAGCTCTATGATCATCATGATCAGTTGTGTGAGCTACTCGTTGTTCCATATCGTGATGAGGCGCTCTATGCGGCATCATTTCATGGTGTTCTGGTCCTTCTAGGAAATTTTCAAATGTTTTAACAATTTTATTCATTATTATAGGTTATTTTGTTCTTTTATAAAATCAGCGAAGCCTAATACAACGCCATACTTTTTCTTTTTGCCTTTTTTCTGAATTCCGAAATTATCTCCAGAACCAAATGATGTTTCAGTCGGTGGTGTAATAGCTCCCATTCCGCCAATTGATCCAGGTACCTGTGGAGAAACTCCAGGAGCTACTCCATCTTCGCTAACCTGTTTAGCCTTAGGTTCGTCTACTACAGAAGTATCGAATATGAATAGTCGACTAAACGCATCAGCTTTCATTTCTCCTTCTCGGCCTTTTACCGCTTTTCCTATTACTTTAGCTGCGCCGTTTAGGGTTTTTGCATAAATCGCATGTGCCCATTTACCAGTTCTTTCAAAAGCTTGTGCAGTTACTCCGCCGGTTTTTTCTCCACCGAATATCAACTCCATTAACGATTGAGCAGCTTTTCTAAATTTCATTAATTTAGTTTCGTCTGCTATTTGTTTTCCATTTACTGGAAGAGAAGTTCTTTCGTATAACGGTAGTTTCTTATTAAAATCGTAATGGATTCCTTTATATTTCTTGGTATCGAATTGCTTATTCTTAGCCTTTTCAATTAACGCTACTTGAATCTGGTCAATTAGTCGCAATAGGTATTCCTTTGCTTCAGTCGATACGTCCGGAAATCCATTAACGCTTGTTCTAAGCTTATTCGCTTCCGCTAAAATATCATTCTCGTTTGTCCAATTTGTGTATTGAAATTCAAATATTCGTCTAATTAAAGAGGCAACGTTCTTATTTACGTAAACTCCAGCCTTAATGTCAGAGGTTACGTCATTTCCAAGTTCTGATGATATTTGAGAAGTGTACGTTGCTGTAGCATCTTCAATTCCGGCTGAAACTTCCTCCGGCATTTCCGCTGCTAAGATTTCAGCTGCTTCTAAATTTGAAAATACTTCCTGTGCAGCAGCTTCTTTTTCTTCTTGATTTTGAGCTCCTTGAAATTTAGAATAAGACTGTTTAGTTTTCTCTGCTGGTATAATTACCATTAGTGAATACAAATTATAGAGTTCATCGTTTATTTCAGAAACCTTTTTATTAATTTCTTCACTAAAATCAGGCTCGTCACCAGCTTTCTTTTTAGAGGCTTTGTTTTGATAAATTAGCTCAATTACTCTAACTCTACAAACAAATTTTGTAATTTTATCTGTAATTTGACCAACTTTTGCTTCATTTACCGGAACCTCATTTAGAGCTTTCATTAACTCTTCTCTAAAGACTTTGATTCTTTCCTGTAAATATGCAAAATACTCCTCAAGAGTTTGCTTCATTTTAGGATCCGAAAATATCTTTGACAGAGTCGGATCATCTAATTTTCCAGTAAGCTCATCTTCTCCTAAATTAAATAGCATATCAAGAAGACGATTTAGGTCCTCGTTATTATCGCCAGTAGGCCCAGATCCAGTCGTATCATCTTCGGACTTTACTTTATTGAGAATATCGTTAGCCTCATCGCCGATCTGAATCAGGTCAGTTTCAAGAATTAAATTCTCAATTGATTGTAATTTTCTTACTTTTAAAAACATATTACTTTTGTTGTAGCAAATATTGCGTTTTGTTTTTAAGGACTAGTACCTCATCTATTAAATTATACAGATCAGAATCTTCCTCTCTATCAAATATTTCTGCAAATGTTCCACGTAATGCTTCATCTACTAATTTAAAGAATTCCATGTAAGCCATATCATAATCGTAAACCATAATAGCTGCTTCTCCGAACTTAAGATTTTGTGATCCGTATTTACCAGCAATCGCTTCAACTATTGTGTCCATGCTCTCAATAAAACCTTCGTAGAAAGCTCCAAAGTGACGGTGTTCAGTATCGTATCCAGTTTGCCAGTGAATTATTTTTGCCTGATCCGCGATCTGCATTAGAGATAGCACGAAATAGGCGATTGTTTTGTCTTCACCCGTATGTGGTTCAGTAAGGTCTTCTAGTCCAAACATTAGTTTTTAAAGTATTTTTATCTGTCATTATCTCCACGGCCAAGCGGACCAAGATAGTCGTGATCCTGCATATAGTCATTCGCTTTATTATTATATTTTTGGATTTTCTGCCATTTCTTAAACGGTGTAACCCAAAAGTCGCGATTCACTTTTTTCTGTAAAAAATCGTATACTTCGTTCCCGGTTGGATGCTGCATCACAGCATTCTTTAAAGGTTCTTTACCCTTCCGGTAGTTATCTACGTTTTTAGCGCTCTTTTCCATAGGGTTATTTATTAGGCAATCTTCCACTACTTTGGAAGTTCTCAAGTAAAACTTTATCCAAGTATTAAATATAATTAGTTAACAAAAACTGTATACATCAATGAAGTTTAACGAATTAACCCCAGAAGATGTTTCCAACCTATCTAATCTCTATTGGAATAAGGATTTAAGTTGGGACACCAGAATGAAAGAATTAAGCTCATTTCTAAATAAGTCCGAGAGAACTGTTCAGAAATGGTTAGCCAAATTAGGAATAACTGAAAGTTCAATACAAGAATCACCGCAATTAATTAAAGCCCGAGAGCGAAAATTCAATAAAAAGAAGAAACGTTTCATTATCACCTGGGCCCAAAACGATACGCCAGTTCATGAAGACTTTGTATCCAATATCGAAAAGTACGCAGATCACATTAATGCAGATATCCACGTAATCGCAGGTCGCTATAAAAACCCAACCTCCGTTTTCTCTGATAAAAATTACGAAACGTGGTCTAGTCGAATTGAAACATATTTAGATGCAAATAGACATGAGGTTCACAAACACATGTGGATCATGTCAGATATTAAAATTCAGCCAACCGCAGTTGATCCAATGACTGGTCTTCAGGGAATGACTGGTATTAACTCATGTGTCTTTGGCTCTCCGAAAGTTCATTTAGAAACAGTTCCTGTACTTGAAGGAAATCTTCCAAAAATGATGATGACTACTGGAGCATGCACCGTTTCTAACTATACTGATTCTAAATCAGGTAAGAAGGGAGAATTCCACCATACTCTTGGTTTTGTAGTCGTTGAAATAAAAGACTCTAATACATTCTTCGCTAGACAAGTAACCGCAACCGACGATGGTAATTTCACTGACCTATACAATCGAGTTGAATACAATGACGATACTGAATCAAGCGAAATCTCTGAAGTAACTTCAGTAGCTGCCGCGATCCTAGGCGATCTTCACTATGGTCAACACGATCAACGTGTAATTAATAAAACCCTAGACCTATTTAAGAAACTTCATCCTGAAAATGTTATTCTACATGACGTATTTGATGGACTTTCAATTAATCATCATGAAATAAACGACCCATTCATTCAATATCACAGAGAGCAGGACGGGTCTAACTCATTGAGAAAAGAGGTCGATGCAATGCTAGTCGGGCTTGAGGATTTTAGAGACTATAATGTAGCTATCGTTAGAAGTAATCATGACGATTTTCTAGACCGTTGGTTAAAAACCACTGACTGGAGAAAAGCTGCAACCATAAAGAACTCTCTTGAGTACATGGAATACAGTTCTCTACTGCTTAGGGGAGTTGCACCAAATGGAGTTATTCCGTACCTAATCAACGAGAGATTTCCAAGTTTCAAAACATTAGGCCGAAGTGATAGCCTTGTCGTAAATGGCTGGGAGCTTGCTCAACACGGAGATGTAGGTTCAAACGGATCACGCGGATCTCTGCTTCAATTTAGAAAATTAAATACAAAAATTGTAGTTGGACATTACCATTCTCCTGGAAGAAAGGACGGCGCGTTAGCTGTAGGGACTTCAACTAAATTAAGAGTTAACTATAATGTCGGACCTAGTGGATGGCTCCAGTCACACGTAATCATCCACCATGATGGTAAAGCGCAACATATCAATTTTATAAAAGGAGAATTTACAACTCTGTAGATTCCTAACCTAATCACATAAAAAAAGCTCCTTATGGAGCTTTTTTAGTTTAGTTAGTCTTCTATTTGAATTATAGGAGTTGGGTTAGGTTTCTTAATTTCATCTTCGATCACATTCTCATGACTAATAGATTCAGTTAATGATTCCATTAGATCTTTATTTAAGTTATAGAATTCTGAATGTATGGTGATCGGGGTAGCTTCTTTAAATGAAGCAAAATCTCTGTTTTTAATTGAGGTCATAATTGATTCTCCAATACTTGTAGTAGGTACTTCAATTAACGAAGTCTCTCTCTTAATATTTAGGTTTCTTGATCTCTTTTTTGCTAAGTCTAATTGTAGTGCGATATCTTTAATTCGGCTAGGTTCTGCTGCGATGCTAACTGGCTCAAAACCAGGTTTTATTGCTTTAAGTATAGATTCAATATTTCCATCTCCAACCATTACGTGACCTGCTATATTAGGTTTCTCGTTTGCCGTTAATTTAGATAGGGCGTTATTAATAGTTTCTTTCTTAAACGGGAAGATTTTTCCTGATTTTCCAGGATGTACGCATATTAATAGAGTAGGAAGTCCGTTTTTCTCAGTAAGGATTTTTGCATTCTTTAGGTGTCCTTTATGGATCGGTTGAAATTCTGAAATCAGTAAATTAACTTTCTTTACTTTACGCTCTTCATTTTGCGCGATATCGTATGTTTCAAAATAGCCAGGATTCTTATCGTCTCCTACAAATTCATTGAATGAAGGAAAATAGTTTTCAAATAATTGATCTCCCATTGCAACCTGTCCAAGTTTATCGATTTGTGCTAATAAATTAGTCTTCATTGCATCAGTGAATAGATTTGAATTTACTTTAACTTTCTTTTTTCTAAAAATATTAATGAATATTCGGTAAATTTCTTTATAATTAGGATTCTTTGCAATTATAGTAGTTACGAATGGATCATTAATTAGGTCTAAATTAATATCAAACTCAGGTTTTTGTAGAAACGCTGGGACCTGAATATCTAGATCTCCGTATTTGTCGCCGTACTCTTTAATAAACTCAGCAAACAGTCGATTTATCAGAGAAACGTATCTCTCCTCTGGAGTTTCTCCAGCCTCAACGAATTCCCTAAGCTCTGATATTCTGTAGCCTTCAATAAAATTCATTAAATCAATAACAATAATCCAAATATAATCATCACTCTTCCTTTGAACTTTCTCAGGCGATAGCTGTTTTGCATTATCGTAAAAAACGGGATCAACTAATTTCGCTAGTACTGAAGCTTCATTCGCTGTTTTATTATCATCAAAGAATCTAAATACAATTTCGTCAATTGATCTCTCATACTCTTTAGTTTGAGCCGTTTCGTCAACAGTTGGATCCAATACTGCCATAATGTGTTTAGTGAATGAGATCGTTTTGAACTTTTCAATCAATGAAGCTGCTGGAGTAAACAGGAATTCCTGTATCTTTACCTTTTGTTCGTCATTAAGTTTACCTTGAAATAGAATCGCTGGAGGATTTACTCCAAGCTTACCAGCCCATTCGTTTAATTTACCGAAATCATGAATAATCTCAGATAATTGGTAATTTTCATCCAATACCTTAATGTGACTTAGGGTTAGAGGAGTTTCACGATTCGGAGTATAATCCATTCCAAACACGTAATTTTCAGGAATTGCTGAAATTACATCAGTCCCAAGACTCTCAAAATGTCCAATGCCCGGCTCGTAGTAGCGACTAAGAACTCGGTCGATGTAACCAATTTTGCTGTCTTTTTTAAAGAAGTTAAAGTTATTCTGTTGTGCATCTTTCTTGGCACCAAAATAGGCACCGTCAATTTTTTCGTTGATGATAACTGTCTTATTTAAAAGACTGTCAAGGAAGTCCTTTCCACGCTTTTCATAAACGTCTCGTAAGTGTGATAATCCTGCCATATCTGTTATTTATTAGGCTCTATTCCTAATAATGTATAACACTCGGCATTAAATGAATTAACCGAATCTTCATCAAACTTATTAAAAACGATGCTTAGTTTGTTATTTTTTTCTGAATTTACAAGATCTTTTACACCAAGCTCAATTAGATGAGCCATTAGTTGCTGTTCTTCTAGTGTAGAATGTGCTCCATCCCAAGTATCTTTAACTCTGCTAGAATCACCAGATTGACCTGCAACTGAAACTACTAACGTTTTTGAATTTGCATATAAATTAGTTTTCAATAGAGTTAAGAATTCAAGCTCAGCTTTAGTTCGAGTTAATCTTTTTCTTAAGATTGCCCAAGTGTATGC